GAACTCGCTAGCCTGCGAGGTGGCCACGACCGACCGACCAACCGGCTTATCTGACGGAGCAGATGCCTTGGTCGGCACCCCATTCTCAGTCAGCCAAGCCGCGCTCTTTGCACTAAAATACGGCTTCACCGGGGCAGGTAGAAGATCTACCGCCCAACCGGCATTGTCCTTGCGGGACGAGTTGCAGCTTCGACACGCCACGACCATGTCATCCGGAGTTTCTGCAGGAACTCCAGGATTCAAATGGTCATAGGTCGCGCCGCGGCCGCCCTTCCGGTCCCCCCACCAAACGACGTGACCGCACCAACGACATGCATCGCCGTCGCGAGCACGAATAGGCACAATCAACGAAGTTTTTCGGGTGTCGTTACGCCGCCTGTTTTCCCAATCAATCTCCTCTCGTAGACGCATGTGGAACAAATCTTCGTCCTCAATCAAACGATAGGCGATACGCCCATCATCCAGAGGCACTTCACCTGTCAGGTACCCACAGAACATCGCATCAGCAATAAACTTCTCTGCAGCTTCTGGAGTGCCGGTGAATTTCAGGACGCTTCCACGCTCAATAATATAGTCTGTCTTGAACGCCGCCGCCTCAACAGCCAAAGCAAGCACCTGACCAAACAGCGACCACATAGACTGCATGCTTGCGCCAGGAATTTCTAGCGCTCGCCACACAATGCGATGCTGAGCGGCTGTGTCGGATACTTTCAGCCAAGGCATGAGGGGGGCTCCTTGCGGTGGTAGTAGTGTAGATCATCGTTCTCTACATCTGGGTCAGAATCAGCAGAAACCTGCTAAAGAGTGATGTCTTTCTCAATGGCGGCATCCACCAAATCCTCATACATGAGGTCAAGCAGGTGCTGGATTTGGGACATGCGCTCGCGTACCTGACGCTGGCGCTTGCCAAGGTTTGCGTTGCGCAGGGCCGCCGGCGTAAACGGGGCGAGGCTCTTCATTGCCTTCTCTACTCGCTCAAGAACCTCTGCGGATTCCTGCGGCGCTTCGGTAGCTTCATCAGCGAGCGCCGGCGGCTGGGTGAACGCCATGGGGAGAGTTGGTTCGTCCTTGGGGTCGGCTCCATGTGCCGCGGTGGTGAGTGCTGCGGCGTGCTGGGTTCGTCGTTCTGCTTCGAGGGTGCGGATCTGGTTGATTGCTTCGCGGAGGCGGGGGTAGCTGTCGCTGTCTCGCTTCATGCTCATAGAGCGCTGCAGGAGCCCTTCAGTGGTCATGTAGGTTGCAGCGCGGGTTGCTTTGCCGCCGCCGAGGTCTTCGCGCCACTTCCGCTTCCATTTGGTGGAGACGCCGGTGAGGAGGCTGCCTTTGGCGAGCGCTCCGATTGCGTCTGCGAGGTCGGTGTTGTGGACCCAGATGCGGTCTGCGTCGTAGATGTGGCGGATGGGGGTGCCGTTGATGGTGAGGTCGGTGTCTGGTGCTGCGATTGGGTGGTAGCGGTTCATGGTGTGTCCTTGGGGTGTGGGGGCTTATTCGGCGTAGTTGGTGTCGTCGTGGGAGCTGGCGTGGAGCTTGGCTTCTTCGCAGAGCTCTTCAACTGCGTCTTGGAGGACCAGGGAGTTGAGTGATTCAACGGCTTTGGTGTTTCTCTGCTTGCAGGTGTTGCATGTGATACGGAAGCATCTGCCGACGATTTCCCTGTCTCTGGTGAGATGTAGGACTTCGAGGGTGAAGGGGAAGCCTTCGTGTTCCTGGTGTTCTTGCATCGGTGTTCCTTCCTTAGTTGAGGAGGGTGTAGGTTGCCCAGAGCATCTTGCTGCGGGGGTAGCCTCCGGTGTAGAGGTAGACGTCTCCGCCGGGGTGTACGTCGAAGGTGCTGCAGGCGCGGGGTGCGATTGCTGTGGCGACTGCGTCGATAACTGCTTTGTTGCGTGCTTTTTCGCCGTGGCGTCCGTCCCAGTAGGCGTGGGTGTGGATGATGTCCTTTTCGCCGGTGGCGGTTCCGTGGACGAATTCGATTGCGATCTTGTGGCTTGCCATAGTGGTGTTTCCTCAGTTGGTGGTGTGGAGTGGTGGGGTCCCCCGCCGCCTGTGTGGCTACTGTAGGAAAAGGGGCGGCGGGGGAAGCTTGTGGGCTGGTTAGATGTTGATGGAGGTCGTCATCATTGACCTGTGGCGGGCTTTGCCTGCTGCGCGGTTTCGCTGCCAGACTTCAACGTCTGAGACCTTGTACCATAGGCGGCCGTCATCGTCTTTGGCTGCGGGACGGAGACGGATGCCGGCGGCTCGAACGGCAGCGCCTGAGTAGGTGCGGACGGTGGCGACCTTGATACCGGCGGCGGCGGCGACCTGGCTTTCAGAGACAAGCTTGGTGCCGGGGTTGCATGCCTCGAACATCGTCTTATGGGGCAGGTCAATCTTGGTGGTCATGGGTGGTGTTTCCTTGGATGGGTAGGCGTTTCTTGCGCCAGTGGATTGCTTGCATGTGGCGGCGGCAGAGCTGTTTGGAGGCTGCGCGTTTCTCTAGCCATGCCTCGACGTCTGAGGGCTTGTACCAGTAGTTCCCGTTGAAGTCGCCTTTAGCTACGGGGCGGAGGCGGGAGGTGACGGCGGCTTTGATGGAGTCGCCAGCGTAGGCGCGCAGTGTGGTTTCTTTGATGCCTGCTTCACGCGCGACGGTTGCGGCGGGGAGCAGATGCTCACCGGGGTGCGCTTTCAACCATTCGGTGAGGGTCGGCAGGTCACTGAGGGGTGATTTAGCCATTGAACTCTCCGTGGTTGCGGTCGTTGATGAAGCTGCCGATGAGGATTGCGGCGGAGGCGGGAAGCAGTGCAATCGCGAAGATGATTGCTCGGAAGGTGATTGTGGGCTGTGCGGTGCCGATTCCAATGATGATGACGGAGGCGAGCGCGCATGCCCAGACGAGGGCTTTTGCGGTGCGGATAGTGTGGTCGGTGGTCATGGCGAGTGTCCTTGGGTTAGATGAGGAGGAGGATGAAGATGGTGAGTGCTGCGGCGACCCAGATTCCGAGGTTGATCCAGGCGAGGGTGATGAACTTCTTTTCCATCTCCGCGAGGTCAGCGCGAACGAGGGTGAGGTCGTGATTCTGGCTCGTCTGCTTTGCGTGCAGGCGCTTGGTGTAGCGGTCGAGCTGGGCGAGCGCCTTGCGCTGGTCCTTGCCGGCGCCTTGCAGGATTCCGACTGCGCACTCGGTTTCGGTGAGCTTGCGTTCGTTCTCGACGATGCATTGCATTGCGAATCCGACGTTTGCGTTCACGTCCTTTGTGTGCTGTTCGACCCTCCCGTTGAGGTGGTCGGTGAGGCGGCGGGTCTCGCAGAGTTCGTCTTGGAGGCACGCGACGCTGTTGTCGAGGCTGTCGATGTCGGCGCGTACCTGGTCGTGGTTGTCGATGATTGTCTGGATGGCGGTGTGGCGGTGGGTGCGGCCTGCTGCGCGGTCGCGTTTGGTCTTGGGGTTGGTGGCGGTCATGGTGTGTCCTTCCTAGTTGGTGTGGGGTGGGTGGTTAGGATTGTTGCTATGGATTTCTCAACTCTTTTTTCTGGCGGTTCACTGCTTGCGGCTTTCATCTCTGCCTTTTTCGCGGCTGTTTCCTGGTACCAGGCCCTTGGCTCGAAGAAGGCGACGAAGAAGGCTGAGGAGGCGCATCAGGCGGCACTAGAGATGCGTGATGCCGCGGTTCGTGCTGCTGAGGCTGCGGAGGAGCGTGCCCGGCAAGCGGAGAAGTCGCTCAAGCAGATGGAACAAATCGTTGCTGAAGAGCAGAAGCAGTCCGAGTCTCAGGCTGAGATTGCGTCTCGCCTGTGGAAGCCTGCATTTGAGCTGACTCTGGATAGAGGTAATACCTACCTGTTGAGTAACGTCACTGGTGAATCTGTTGAGGTTCTCGAGGTGGCGAATCTTGATGAGTTCGTCCGCTGCGACCAAATTCAGCAGGTGTTCCGCCCCGGAGAGTCGCTACGCATCTTCATGCTGGGTGCTTCCGGTAAGCCGTTGCCGTCGAACCTAGAGCTCCGAATCCGTGGGTTTGATGAGGTTATCCCCGTCCCGATTCGCCGATAGCTCGCGTTCCTTTTCCTTTTCTTCCTTCTTCTCTTCCCAGGAATCTTTGAGCGTCCTGAAGCAGAAGAATCCGGAGACGATAGCGCCGGCAACGCTGATGAAGAAGCAGATGGCGTTGAAGATTAGGGTGAATTGTTCGTTGTCCATTGGGGTTTACCTTCGGGTGTTAGAGAAGCTGTGCGATTTGGCTGCGGCGGTGACGCATCAGGTGCTCTGCGAGGCGGGTGATGCAGTGCTCTACCGCTTCATCTGAGAACTGGAGCGTGGCTTCGTCCTTGATATGGTCGGCGGTTAGTGCGTCATGCAAGGTGACGCCGCAGTCAATCGGGCATGGGACGTGGATGTTCGTGCGGTTCTTGAACAACTCGTTTTCGTGCAGGGTGGGTCGCAGGTCAGGTCGGATGATGTTCCTGCGGTCCCAGCAGATGCGGGCGGCTTCGAGGCACTTTTTTGCGTGGGCTACCAGCTCTACCCAGAAGTCGGGGTGCGCAGTCTTGACGTGTTCGGCTGCGGCGGTGCCCATGACGTGGGCGATATTGCTTGGGTCCAACTCGGCGTAGACTTCCTGGCATGCCCCGCAAAGGAGTGAGGGTGCCTTCTTGCCGCGAAGGCGTGGGTCTCGGTTGTGGACGGTGAGGTGCCGTGCCCACCAGATGGTGCGGGCGTGCTCTGTGGCGAGCGCTTCGGCGGGATTTAGGTGTTTCTCGTTCATTGGTGCTTCCTTAGTTGGTATGGTTGGTTGATGAACCTGATAGTCAATATGGGAGGAATTCTCTAATGCTTGCTAACCCTGCTCGTGAGTTGCTTCGCGTGTTTGAGGGCTGGTCGCAGTCCTCTTCTTCTTCTGCACGTTATGCACGCCCTTTGGATACCGAGGAGGAAATCGCGCAGGCTTTGCATGCGGCGCTTCTGCTGCGTGATATCCAGCGTCTTGTGAAGGTCGCGGAAGTTGAGCGCCCCAAACATAATTTGTCGTGGGCCTCGAAGTATTACGCCCGGTGGGCTCAAGCGATTTTCCAGTACCCCCACGGGTGGGACTATTCCTTCCAGTTAGAGAGCTACGAGCTGGACATGCTGTCTGCTTTGGCGGGTAACTTTGATGCATTCGCTAACTCCTCTGAACCTGGGATGCTTGATTGGCTCGACTCCCAGCGTGAGGCGATGGCTTCCAAGGTTCGCGAGGTCGCGGATTACGTTGCAGACGACCAGGGACTGAGCAGTTCTTTCCGTGCGTACATCCACGAGGTTATGTGCCGTGTAGAGGCCGCTTTCTCCGATGAGCTGAGCGGTAGCTTCAGCTTGTACAACGCATATATGGAATTCACTGTTTTAGTCGATGCAGTGTCTATCCGCACCACAGA